GAATACAGTACCAACAACGTAATCAGCTGGAGCACCTGCTGTTGCCCAGTTTGCAGCCGAACTATTACCTAGTGTTAAGATCTTATAAAAATTACCAACAACCATGGAGCTAGAACCAGAGATAGCCGCAGAAGCTGCCGCTAAAGTAGTTGGGTTTTTAAGAACAGCCAATTGTCTAAAGTCATTTGAATCTGGAATAGTGCTTGATTCATCACCCGTAAATGCCTTATTAATTGTTATATAGTGTGAGCGAAGATCATTAGTAGGATCTGAACCAAATCCACCGACTGGACCAATAACTGGTCGCACTGCACCACCTGAACCACCCGCTGTACTTACAGTGACGGTAGCATGAGTATAACCAGAACCGACAGCGGTCATTGTAATACCTGTAATAACACCACCCGTAAGAGTTGCTGTAGCAGTAGCTCCTGTACCATTACCTGCAATAGTCAATGTTGGAACTGAGGTATAACCGGTACCGCCAGCAGAGATCTTCATATTGTAGATCGCACCATTCACTGCGTTACTCTGTACACTCCATTGATTAACCAATGCAGTATCGGAACCCGCTGCTGGAGCTGATGTTATATGTCTAACTGGGATGAAAGAAGATGTAAGAAATTTTGTTACATCAGCCGTTGGGACGGTAAACATATATTTCCATACGTAACCATCTGCACCTGTAGCATGTACACCAGAAGTTTGTACACCGATCACATCAGGATTTACTGAGCTTGCGCCAGTTCCTGCTTTCAAACACATATAAACGTTATTGTTAGTTGAAATTACAAAATATACTTTGCTTTCAATGTTTGTGTCTTGATCATCATACTCAGCATAAGTTGTACCAGACACCCACAAGTATCGTGGTGAACTGTGAATAATATCTGTGGCATCAACTTTCTTCATGGCAAACATATTTTCCCATAAAGTGTGCGATGTATAATCATTTTCATATGGTACGGTTGGAGTGGTGTCATCTGTCCAAGCATTCGGCCTTCCCAGTGCCATATAGAATTGGTTCTCTGCTAGACTTTCAACAAACTTATTTGTTGTATCTAATCTAAATTTACTTGTTATAATTGCTGACATACTGTCTCCGTTATTATGATATTACGATCGAGATCGTACCTAATTGCGTTCCTATATTGTTATTTATACTATCCTGTATAGTATAATGACCTAATTCTGAATTTGGTCTCCACCAAGTGAATTTATTATTCTCCCAGTGGTTAAACATACCTACTTTACCAGCTGTATAACCTTGCGCTGGAATTGTGTAACTCTTTTCTAAGTAACTTCCAACCGTGTTATACGTGATTGGACCTACCTGGAATGCTCCGATGTTAATATTTATAAAGCCTGCAGGAATCAACCAACCCGGCTGAACTGCATTGTTGCCTGAAGTAAGCAACTGTATAAAGATTAAGATCTCACCGAAGAATATAAATCCTGCGGGGTGAACTAATCTTGTAAATGCATTCTTCCAATCTACAATGTTCTTACCTGTCTTTAAAACATATGAGAACTTTTGATAATAATAAGAGTCTTGTAGTCTCTTTTCTTTTTGTGATAAGAAACCATTTGCTGTTGTAAACAATCCTCGAGGATACGTTTTAACAACGTCACCATTTGCCAATGCAATAGTGAAGTTCAACTTATACTTTGTCGTAGTATCTGAATATACTTCTTCAGTATAGTCTGTTCCTGCGATCTTATATACATCATTAACGAATACAATGTCATCATCAAAAAATACAGGTTGGCCTGCATCGTTATTTCCGTTTACCGCCGTAGGCGTACCGCTTACCGTGATCGTATTCCAAGGAGTATAGTTAGCTTGGTTAGCCACAATATCAGTTGCTTGGTCTGTCCAGGTGCCATCTGATGGACTTAATAAATCTGTATAAGGAAAGTATGTCTCTACATCGTCATCATAGATTGTTCTAAAGAATGATGTGATAGATTCAGGTGTTCCTCTACTTCTATAAAACTCAATAAGGCGTTTATAAAAAGTTCTTGGATCAGTAGCAAAGTCTCGTGGTACCGCAATACCAATTTCATTCTGAAGCTCTGTAAGTAATGCTTCTTCTACATGGTCAATATCTCGTTGGATATCAAGTGAGTTTAAATAAAAGCTAGACTTATTTGATCGCTCCAAATATAAAGCATATGTTTTAATAAACTCAACTAAGTCAGGATACGTTGAAGCAACGTGTTCTGGTATTAAGTCATTAACATATGACGATACATTATATTTACCAAGGTTCGACATTAGTTTCTCACTGTTGTATAATTGATACCAGCAGTTACACCGCCAGTTGCCATCGTATCTATTTCGCCAATAATTTGGGCAGTAGAGGTATTGATAGTTAGTAATTCATTTCTTGTGGGACTTATATCAGATGATGCGGGCTTAACCGTAACATCAATCGTAGTTTGACCTGTAGGCAATGCAGTTGGCAAGAAACTATTTAAAGTAATTGTTCCTGCTACTTCAGATACTGTTCCCGCATTTGCATCATATACTAATCCAACGCTGTCAACTATTTGAATAATTCTTGTACCACTTGAAGTGTCATAGTAATCTTTTATCATACAATCAACACCAGCAAATGTAAATGTATTTGAACTTACATAAGAACCTGTAGAAGAGCTAGTTGCATCTAAATCTGTGAGGGCCTGATTAAACTTAAGTTCGTATTTAGTTGCCTTAGTAAACGAAGGAGTAATCTTCTTTGTCATCTTAATACGAGTGATGTTAGATAAAATAGCAATGCTCGTGTCATCAATAGTTTTCAAAACGTTTGAGTCTCTGTATACACCACCGAAACTCTTTAAGGTATTGTTATTATAAGACACTAATGCGTTCCTTACTAAGGTTGCCAAACTACTTGCTGTAACTGTAGCGAGGTTCGGGTTAAACTTAAAGAAAACTTCTAAATCAATATACGTGTACTCGGGGTCAATAAGAACAGGAGTAATACTTACAACGTTTTTAGGTTTAAGAATATTTGTAATGATCGTGGCTTTTTGTTCAGCAGTAAGCACTTCAGATGATAAAGGTTTAATACTAATATATACTTTACCGTAATCAGGAATAGGGTTATCTTCTCCGCCCCATACTGCAACAGCTTCAACATCAGCGAATTCGTTTTTAATAATTGTTTTATAATCATCTGGTGTTACAGCCCTGTTTTGAGATACAAATCCAAGAGGTGCATTAAACTTAATTGCCTCTTTAGATTCTCTCGCAGCACCGCCTGTAGCTTTAGTAACAAGGGTTACTGTTTCATCAGTGTTACCATTCAATGAATCTGTCATGGTAAACACGGTGGCACCATTCACATCTGCTCCAGATGGAATAGTAGAGTATTCTATTTTAACACTGTTTCCATTACCAGGCCTTCTACCAATAATATTATCACCAAATTTAACTTCGTAATAACCATCTCTTCCTTCTTCTAAAAAGAATACTTCAGATGATCCATCTAAGTTTACAACGTTTGTATTCAATGTATAAACTTTGGCTGCACTTGTAGATGTTGAATCAGTAACAGTAACTGTGATAGATTTAGTATTTACGTTTAATGCAGGAATAATATATGATTCAAATGAATTGTTCTGATATGTATATGTTGTATTGGTTAATATACCTTGCTCAATTGCAATGTTAGAAAAGTTCCAGCCTGAAGCAAAGTTAATAGTTGATGTTACGCTAGCAAACATGGGGTAGGCAATACCATCAATAGTAGTAGAAAACTTTGTGCCTCTTGGCATACTCAAAGGTAACGCAGCTCCTGATGCATCATGATTAAACAACGGTGTTGCCGATGTATCATAATTCATTTTAACATTAATGTAAGCGGTGCTTGGTGAGATTGAGCGTGGTGTATATCCTAATAGTTTAGCATGAGATACAACTGACGACCTGAGCTGAGCGGTATCAAGGAATGTTTCATTCAATGCAAAGTTTGCATTCATTGAATTGACGTGGGTGATATAACTTAACACATCAATTATGGTTGCCATGGCAGATCCATCATAGTTATAATCATTGAAGGTAGTGTCAGTTGCCTTCATATATGTAACTAGATTTGCCTTTATCTGGTCAAAGTCTAATTCACTTGCTGAAATTCTGCGTTCGATTGCCATTATCGTAATCTCTCTATTGTGGTAGATATATCAATGATTTCATTCGTTGATTTAACTCTACCGGTTACTGTTATGTATACCTCATTGTCATCTGCTCTTGCTTGGATATTCGTGTTGAGCACTTCTATTCTTGGTTCGTAATTCTTTAAAGCAACGTTAATAGAAGTAGACATATTCGCGGCTGTTATTTGGTTCATGTTTTCAAAGAGGTATGATCTTAGGTTCGCACCAAAATTATAATTGAATGGTCGTTCACCATTATTTGTGCGTAGAATATTAAGACAGCTTTGAATTACCGCAGCATTGTTCTTCTTTATTCCAACGTCATTTGTATTAGGATTTTGCTTAAAAGTAAAATCTAAATCTTTGTACGTTTCTTCTCGTGCGATTGTAGCCATATATCTATTTATACCTTATTATTCAGGAACTGGAACTGATACGTCACCTTGTGATATAGCATTTTGGCCAGTATCTGGTTGTGTATGAATATGAGTGTTAACATTAATAGTGTCGTTGTCAGTGTTAATTTTTAATACTTTAGTGACATCAACATTACCATTTAATATAATTTTCTTGTCAGTCTCTATTGCTTTTAGTGTAATATTTCCTTTAGATTCTGCAGAAATATTACCCGCTACAGATGCAGTAAGGTTACCAGCAACAGCAACATCCGCATGACCACTAATAATAACTTTTACATTACCATATACTTCTAGTGTATCATGACCTACAACTAATCTATAGTTATCTCTTGTGATAACCTCGGTCTTTGAACCATTAGGCGATAACTCGTAGTGAGTACCACTCATATGTCTTTCTAAAATACGTTCATGACCTGGGGTATCATCATATTCTTTAACATGCCCGCTTTCATATTCAGTTACATTGTTATGTGGATATACCGGTTGAAACGCACTAACTGGCTGATAAGTTGCAACAGGCTCACCGGCCTGTGGATTTACTGCTACTTCAACTCCTGTAGTAGCATCTACACTATTAACTTGGCCTAATCTTTGGCTATTATCTGCAACGCCATTAGTCTTTGTAGGTAAAGTTCCCATTACCATGAATTCTTGTTTGGTGCTATCTAAAAATATTCCAGCAACCAAAGTACCTACTAATACATTTACTGAAGAACCTATACCTGATATCGCTGGGGTATTTGACGGCATCATAACCTGGGACCAAGGGAGATCGTTTTCTTCTATATTATCATGTATGCCATATACACTAATTCTTACTCTACCCAGTTTTTCTGGATCTCCAACACTTAACACTGTTCCAAAATACATCATGCTCTTACTAATCCTATATCTTGTGTATATCCGTACTCGCCGCCATTTATTGTAAAATTATGTTGTATGTGCTTAACTAAATATTCTCCGGCTTGCGAACTATGCGAGACATTACCTTCTCCTAATTCAACATGGATAGACATACCTACACCTAAATTTGGAAGTGCCACCATTTTACTTACCTCTAATGTAGTATTAAAAGTTCTGATCTTGTGATTTCTAATTACACTATTAGCAACACCGCCTTCAGTAGAAAATATACTCTTTACATCATTAGAATATAATTTATCACTAAGCTTAAATTTAGTTTTAGGAACTGACGTGGCTTCCTTTGTAGTGTTAGATTTTTTCTTAGTTTCGGACAAAGAAATTTCATCAATTGCTTCACCCCATATACCGTCTTCTAATTTTTGAATAAAATTCATGTTATATTCTTTTAATTCATAATCACTAGATGTTCCTAATATGCTATTGAACTCAAGCACATTAGTCATATTTAATAGTGTATTTTTAATGCTAACTCGTGTATTATTTCCATCTACAAATGAAGTATCCAACATATCGAAAAGCGAAGTAAGCCTAATTTCGTTAGCATCTGTAAATCTTTCATATAAAAACATTCCAGTATTATTTACATCATAAGCCTGATTTGTTAATATTAAAAACGCATCCCTCGCAGTAATATTTGGCGCTATGTATTTGCCTTTAGTATCTGCCACACTGTCAATATTAATTACTGCATCTTCATGTGAAATGTTTGTGAATATTTTTTTAATTATTTGATCTGTTGTACCATTGTATACTCCATTTATTTTTTCAGCAAAAACTACATTATGAACTGACTTTAAATGAATAATATAATTTTTCTGATTTGGTTCTATTGTCATATTAGAAATGCCATCCATATAAAAGCTACATTTATATGTTTTATTTAAATACTCGTAAGAAAAATTAACATCAGCTAAATCACTTCCTATAAAGTTATCAAAGAAATTAACACCGTCTTTAATTGATATTGCGCCTTGTAAAAACCCAAACACACTTTCGTATATAGTTACACCAGTGATCATACTACTAATGTCCACTTCACGTATATCAACGCGTATACTATCCAAATTTAACATTAGTTAAATATCCATTGTTTTAATAAATTGTCTTGCTACATCTCTAATTAAAGACGGCTTAATAACTTTAATATTCCTATTCTGTTCCGTGATGGCAGATTCATAATCGATATAGCTATACGCACTTGTTCCGGCAATACGCCTTGGTACCCATGCTCCAGTAGAATCATCGACATGGTGATGTGGTGCATAGGCCTGAGACTTAATAAAATTACAAGAAATAGAATCTTGAGAATCACCACCACTAATAGTTTCACCGGTTACTGTAAATGTGCCTGTAGTTTTTTGTATAACAACATAACCCATATTAACATGAATTTCTTTTACAATACCTGTTGCCCCGCTAATACCACCTGTAACAGTTTCGCCAATTGTAAATTTATTATTTAAACTAATGCTAGTATCTGCAGCAAGGTACTGGTATTTTTGTGTACAGTATTCTATTAACTGGCTGTGCTTCATTGGCCAATCATCCCAAATGTTTTTAATTTGAGGATTGAGTAATAAGAATGTCCAATGATATATGCTGCTTCCATATAGCCTTTGGCTTAAAATATCGGGTCGTTCACCGTCTTGTACTTCAGTTGTTTCATAAAACCCGGCATTATTAATCAACGCATCAGATACTGCAGCCTTTGCTGTTAGATTTTTTATTAAATCGAAATTACCAGATCCATCAACATCAACTATTGCATTTCTTATATTTTTAAAATACATATTAGTACCC